AACAACATGCAACACTTTCCAAGGCCGTAGAGGATATCAAAAATGTAATTGATGGCGTTGAGAAGCGTGTTGACGCAGTAGAATCAGATACTGCAATTAAGAAGTCCTTAGACCTTGGCGGGTCTCAGGAAGTAACAATCAAAAAATCAAAGTGGAACGGTTCTTTCCTCGGAAACGTAAACGAAATTTTCAAATAAAAAGGTAGGTGACAATAAAAAATGAGTAATGAATTATTAGAAAAGTCAGTTGCTGCTAATACAACAGCAACAGCTTCTATGACAGGTTCTGCAGACGCTACTACTGGAATCCACGTTGGTTCTGAGGGTAATGGTGGTCTACTTAATCCTGAGCAGTCTGCTCGCTTCTTGGACTATATGTTCGATGCAACCGTAGTTGGTAAGGTCGCACGTACAGTTCGCATGAAGGCAGACACAACTGAAATTGATCGCATCGGTGTTGGCGAGAAGCTTATGAAGCTCGCAACAGAAGCAGACAATACAGGTACAAACGCAGCAGTAACATTCTCAAAGATTTCTTTGACAACAAAGAAGCTTCGTCTTGACTGGGAACTCTCAACTGAGTCTCTCGAAGACAACATCGAAGGTGCAGATCTCGAAGATCACATTGCACGTATGATGGCAACACAGGCAGGTAATGACATTGAAGATGTTATCCTTAATGGAGATACAACTCTTACAGGAGATGCACTTTATAAGTCATTCGACGGTGTTGTTAAGTTAGCTAAGGCAAATGGACACGTTGTAGATGCAGCAGGTGCAGGAGTATCTAGAGCTCTATTCAATAGCGCTCTTAAGGCTCTTCCACGTAAGTACAAGCAGCGTCGTGCAGACCTTCGCTTCCTCTCAGGATCAAACTTGATCCAGGACTTCCTATATGCAAACAGCATCGGAACAAACCAGACAATCCCACAGGATATTGCTTCAAGCATCATCCGTGGCGATGTCCAGCCACTTGGCGGACCAGCTGGTTACGTTGCACCATTTGCATTCGGTATTCCAATCGTTGAAGTCCCACTTCTTCCAGAAGCACAGGACGGCGACTACTCAGGAGAGACAGGAAACCACGGTGACATTCACCTTACATTCCCAAATAACATCGTTATCGGTGTTAAGCGTGATGTAACAGTTTACCGATTCTTCTGGCCACGTAAGGACTCAATCGAGTATACACTTTATACTCGTGTTGGTGTTCAGATCGAGCAGGCAGACGCTTGGGTCGTTGTTAAGAACGTTAAGGTAGCTTCTTAATTTAAGAAGACATTAAGAGAGGCCCCCGATTAATTTCGGGGGCTTTTCATTTAAATTTATCAATGCTATAATTAACATACCTAGAAAAAGGAGAAAATATGTCATTTGAGACATTAAAATTAGCAGAGTTAAAGCAAGTAGCAGAAGATTTTGCGGTTGATATTGACGGATTAAAGAATAAAGATAGCATTATTGCAGCTTTAGCTGATGAAGGTGTTACATGGTCGGTTTATAATAAAACTAAAGAAACCATGGAAGAGGCAGAAGAGTACGCAGACGAGATTTTGCCTAGATTTGATCCAAAGGCTGAGCAGCCAGAAGATTCAGTCTTGGTAAAGATGACAAGAGCAAATTTCAGATATGATATTGCTGGATTTACTTTCACAAAGGAGCATCCATTTGTAGCAATGAGTAATGAGAAGGCTCAGCAAATTTTTGATAAAGAGGAGGGTTTTAGATTAGCTACCCCTAAAGAGGTTAACGAGTTTTATAGCTAACTAAAATACTAAATGGCAGAGATACTAATAGATACAAACTCACCTATAAAGCATAGACTTTTTTGGAAAGGTGAGCCAACAGACTCTGATGTCCTGCCACATGTCCATGTGTATGATATTACAGAAGATCATACACTGGACACACCAATTGATCCAGATACATTACTTATAACTTTAAATGCAGAAAAGGTTGAGACAGACTTTGGAGTATACCAGGTATTCCTGCCTCTATCATATACAGCAAGACCTAGAGAGTTTAAGTTTATTTGGAATTATGAAGTTGAAGGAAATGACGTTACTAAAACAATTGAGGTTTATGTTGTAAAGCCATACACTGATATTACACAGGCAATAGACGAGCTAGGATTTGGCACAGATCCAAGTGATCCTTCATATAAGACATATGCTCAATTGCAATCTGCTGAAAGATATGCAAGAAATAGAATTGAAGATTTTACAACACAGACTTTTTCTGAGCGTGAATTTGCATATGCAGTTTATGGAAATGATACAGATATAATATCGCTTCCAGAGCATATAACAGAAATACATAAAATTTATGCAAATGACATATTACTTGTAGATAATTTAGAAGGAGTAAATAATTGGATTTACACTCCTCAAATTACTGAAAGCGGATATGGAGTAAGGGTAAATAGACAAAATGTTGTAGACAATACTGTATATGTAGCAAATGGAATGGTTCCAGCAGACCCAGCTTATTCTGGACACGCATTTGTTGATGGAACAAGATATGTAATTGAAGGAAAGTTTGGGTGGACAGAAGTTCCTCAGCAAGTTGAGCAGGCATGTATTGAGCTAATGGGACATTATTTTGAAAAAGATAATAACTGGAAAGATCATTATATGAAGAAGATTTCTACGTTTGACTGGAATTTTGAATATGATTCAGCAGTATATTCTGGAACAGGATGCGCTTACGCAGACAAGTTATTATCACCGTTTGTGATTACGCAAATGGTAATCATATAATGGCTGGTATTGTAGATTCAATATTATCGATGAAGCTGGATGTCTATAGACAAGTAGACGCACAAGATCCAGAAACTGGAGCAATCCTTAGAGAGTGGCAGTATTATAAAACATTAGACTGCCACGCTAAAGGTGTTATTAGCAATTCAGCTACAACTAGATCTAGCGATAAGCAATCATTTAACAATAAATATTTAAATGAACAAACTATTCAAGTTAGAACATCTGATAAATTAACACTTAGAGAAAAAATTACAAATATTAGAAATAGCGATGATATAGTTATTTGGACGGAATTAGATTACCCATCAGAAACTCCAACAGTGTTTGAGCTTGTTGGAATCACCCCGATGACAGATCCTTTCGGTAAAGTTATGGGTTACAACTCAACGCTTAAAAGATCGGAGAATCAGATAATTGGACTCTAGCGTCGCTCTTGTTCAAGCTGCTAGCGGTTTAGAAAGATTAATGGCTGGCAGTCAGCCTGGCGTTGTTAAAGACAGCACAGTTGCTCAAGTTTCTGCATTGCTATATTATCAGGCAAAGGTTGTTTCAAAGCTAACAAAAAATAAAGCATTTATCAATTCATTTAATAAAACAATATATGATCAAATTGAAAAAGACTTTGGGCTATATATGGATGCCAAGGCTAGAATGCAGCCAAAGCAATATCATCATCTTTATGAATGGAAAAAAGTTGGAAACAAAAATCAAAGACTTTTTACTACAAAAAGAATTGATAGCACAGGCTTAGGTTTTAGAGTTGGGTATGAGTTTAAGCAATCTAAATCTTTAGTTCCAACTAAAAAGGGTAAACACAGACACGTGTTTGCCAATAAAGCTATGATAATGGAAGATGGAAATCCAGTAGTAATTAGACCTAGAAATTCAGAGAGACTTGTTTTTGATGTAAGTGGATACACTGTTTTTATGCCAAAGGGCAAGTCTGTTATCGTAAATAAGCCAGGCGGAGCTGGAACTAAAAACTCATTTGCTAGCAGCTACAATCATTTTTTTAAAAGCCAGCTTGTTAATGAGTCTATTAAAAAGTCTAGATTTCAAAATGTATTCTCTACTGGCATGACAAAGGCTTTAAAGGCTCCTGCCCAGGTTAAAAAGGTTCAGTACACATTTGCTGCAAATACATTGGACATGCAAGCAGATCAGGCATTAATATCAGCATTTGGAGGGGTTATATCATGACAGCAAATTATAAATTAGATGCATCAATTGAAATTAGAAAATTTTTATGGGATAAGCTAAAAGAGTATAATATATTTGAGGCATCAGACTATTATAGCGAGAATTTGGGAGAAACAATTATCCCAATTATTCCTGTACAGCAATCAGCAGAAATGAATCAGTTTTTGAGCGGGAAGAAGCATATTGTCTATGATAAGGTAGGAACTACAGTTGAAGATAATTGGATGATTACATGTGATCAAGTTTTATTTACAATATATGCGCCATATGTTT